AGTTGAAGGTATCTTCTTCTCAGGTTCATTCTGTTCTATCTTCTGGTTAAAATCAAGAGGTATTATGCAAGGATTGTGTAATGCTAACGCTTTGATTTTCAAAGATGAAAACCTACACTGTGACTTTGCAATTCACTTATTAAACAATCACATTGAAAACAAACCGAGTGAAAAAAGAATTAAAGAAATTCTATTGTCAGCATTAGAGATTGAAAAAGAGTTCATTACTGAATCTCTACCAGTTTCACTTATTGGTATGAATTCAAATTTAATGAAACAATATCTTGAGTTTGTGGTTGATGGATTATTAGTAAAATTTGGATGTAAAAAACAATTTAATGTTGAACAACCGTTCAAATTTATGGAACAAATCGCAGTTGAAACAAAAGGTAATTTCTTTGAGTCAAGAACTGTTGAATACCAAAAGGCTAAATTAAATGAAACTTTGTCCTTTACTGACGATTTCTAATTTATTACTTATATAGAACTATGATGTCACTTAAAATTAAAAAAAGAAGTGGAGATGATTCGTCATTTAATCCACAGAAAATTTATAACCGTATCAAAAGAGCTTCAAAGGGGTTGAGTGTCAACTCCGATGAAATCTTTATTAAGGTTATCACTTCAGTACCAACTGAAGGTATTATTACAACAAAAGAATTAGATAAGTTAATCTATGAAATTGCTGCGGCATTTACAGGTAGTCATCACGATTACTCAAGATTAGCTTCGTCAGTTGCTATTTCATCTTACCATAAGGAAACTGACCCAAGTTTTTCAAACACAATGCATTTGTTACATGGTGAAGGTATCATCAATGAAAAATTAATGGAGACTATTGAAAAATACGGACCTTCTAACATTGATGAAGTTATCAATCACGATAATGATTATAACTTTGATTATTTTGCTTGGAGGTCACTTGCTGAAATGTATCTTTTAAAATTGTCGGAAGGTAAAGTAGTTGAACGTCCACAACATATGTATATGAGAGTTGCTCTTTGGGTGACTAACACATTTGAGGAGGCGGTTGAGTATTACCAAGCGTTATCAACACAAAGAATATCTCCGGCAACACCAATCATGATTAATGCTGGTACTAAAACACCACAACTTGCTTCTTGTGTTCTTCATTATAATGATTCGGATTCAAGAGAAGGTTTGTTAAATACCATGAGAGATATCTCAACCTACTCATCTGACGCTGCGGGTATCGGATTATCAATGTCTAACATTCGTAGTAAGGAGAGTCGTATTTCATCTTCAGGTGGATATGCTGGTGGATTATTAAAGTATTTGAAGATTGTTAACGAGTCACTTCGTTTCTTTAATCAACAAGGACGTAGACCTGGTTCGGCAGCGATTTACTTGGAACCTTGGCATAAAGATATCTTTGACTTATTGGAAATTAAAAAGAACACAGGAGCTGAGGAATTAAGAGCTCGTGATTTGTTTACAGCACTTTGGATTCCTGACAACTTTATGAACGCAGTTAAGAACAACAACGATTGGTATTTGTTTTGTCCTAACGATATTATTAAGGCGGGTATCAAACCATTACAAGAAAGTTACGGTGATGAATATGAAGAAAATTATAAATTAGCCGTAAGTATGGGTCTTGGTAAGAAAGTTAAGGCTCAGGAAATTTGGAATAAGATTATTGAATCACAAGTTGAAACAGGGGTTCCATACTTATGTTCTAAAGATAGTGCTAATAGAAAGACAAACCATCAGAACATTGGTGTAATCAAACAATCAAATCTTTGTAATGAGATTTACCAGTATACTGACGAGAAAACTACAGCAATCTGTACTCTTTCATCTATGGTGTTAAAGAACTATGTAAAAGATGGTGAGTTTGATTTTAAAGGGTTGTATGATGAAACCCGTAAGGTTGTTAGAGCATTAAATAAAGTAGTTAACATTAATAGTTATTCAACTGAAAAAGGTCATAAGGGTGGATTAGACCAAAGAGCAATTGCTATTGGAACTCAAGGACTTGCGGATGTATTCTATTTGATGGATTACATCTTCACATCTGAAGAGGCTCGTAAATTAAATAAAGAGATTTTTGAAACAATCTATTTCGCAGCAATCACTGAAAGTAACAGATTGTGTATAGATGGTAAGTATGAACCATACACTCACTTTGAAGGGTCACCAATGTCACAAGGGGTATTCCAATTTGATATGTGGGGATTGAAAGAAGATGAGTTATCAGGAAGATGGCCTTGGGGGACACTAAAAGAAAATGTTAGTAAATACGGAGTTTGTAACTCATTATTTACGGCTCAAATGCCTGTAGCGTCTTCAGCTAAGATTACAGGGTCATATGAAATGACAGAACCTGCTCATTCAGCAATTTTCAACAGACGTGTAATTGGTGGTGAGATTATGATTGTTAACAAGTATTTGATTAGTGATTTTGAGAAGATTGGAATTTGGTCTGAGGACTTAAAGAATGAAATCATTATGAATGAAGGTTCAATTCAAGGAATTAACTTCTTGAATTATTTGGACCCTGAAGATAAAAGATATAACTTTAAAGTTAAGAGAATTGAAAGACTGATTGAAAAGTATAAAACAATTTGGGAAATCTCACAAAAGGCATTGATTGAAATGGCGGCTGACAGAGCACCGTTCATTGACCAATCACAATCAATGAATATCTATATGTCAAACCCAACATTGTCAAAGATTTCATCATCACATTTTTATGGATGGGAAAAAGGATTGAAAACACTTTGTTATTACGTTAGAACAAGAGCAATCTCAACGGGAGCTAAACACTTGGCTATGGACGTATCAAAAATTAACAAACCAAAACCAACACCTGAACCACCAAAGGTTGATTACAGTTATATGAATCTACCTGACAAACCTGAAAATAGTGAATTTGATTGTTTTGGTTGTTCTTCTTAAAAAAATCCGATGTGTTATCCCGAGCTAGGTCGGGATTTTTAATTTCATACTATTTATGAAATATGGGTAATGGTGTAACATACGGTATTAATTTTCCTTTTGGTGATTCCTTAACTGGAAAATATCTTAATTTATCTGAAACTACTAGTGATGAGATTAAAAATAATTTAATACATTTATTATTAACTCGAAAAGGTAGTAGATATTTTTTACCTGATTTTGGTACAAGATTGTATGAATATATTTTTGAACCATTAGATGGACCAACATTTAATGATATTGAATCGGAGATTAAAGATTCTGTGGAGACATATATACCTAACTTATTGATAACATCAATAAGGGTTACCGCTCTTTCATCAGAAGAAGCCGGACCATATGTTACAACAGAAGGAAATGTTGTAAATACACAATTAACAATACCAGGATTAGCAACTAAAGAATATACTGCTAAAGTAAGAATTGATTATCAAATAACAAATGATGTCTTTAACTCAAGTAGTTTTGTAATAATTAATATATAATATGGCAAACAAACAAATATCATACACAACAAGGGACTTTCAAAATATAAGACAAGAGTTAGTAAATTTTGTTAAAGCTTACTATCCTGAGTTAATTCAAAATGTTAATGATGCAGCGGTTTTCTCAGTATTTTTAGACCTTAATGCTGCAGTTACGGATAATTTACATTATCATATTGATAGAGGTATACAAGAAACTGTTTTACAATATGCTCAACAGAGTTCATCAATATATAACATTGCGAGAACATATGGACTTAAAATACCTGGACAAAGACCGTCAGTTGCTTTAGTTGATTTTTCAATTGTAGTTCCTGTTGAGGGAGATAAAGAAAATATTAAATATTGTGGAATATTAAGAAGAGGTTCACAAGTATACGGAGCTGGACAAGTGTTTGAAACTGCAAATGATATAGATTTCTCAAAGGAAACAAATAGTGAAGGTTTTAGAAATAGAACTAAAACACCAATTCAAAACGCAAATGGTACAACAATAAATTATAGAATTACTAAAAGAGAACCCGTAGTTAATGGTATTACTAAAGTATTTAGAAAAACAATTACTACCTCTGAGTCAAGACCATTTTTAGAATTATTTTTACCTGAAAAAAATGTTTTAGGTGTTACAAGTGTTTTATTAAAAGATGGACTAAACTATAATAATGTTCCGTCTGTTGAAGAATTTTTAGGATTAAATAATAGGTGGTATGAGGTTGACGCTTTAGCACAAGATAGGATATTTGTAGAAGACCCGACAGGTTCACAAAGTGCGGCTGGAAAAAAAGTTGGCAGATATCTTCAAACAAGTGATAAATTTATAACTGAATACACACCTCAAGGATTTTTAAAAATGACATTTGGTGGGGGAAGTCAGTCAACAGATGAACTATTAAGAGAATTTGCTAGAAATGGTACACCTTTAGATTTATCCAAATACTCGAACAATTTATCTTTAGGTTCAACAATCACACCAAATACAACATTATTTGTTCAATATAGAATTGGTGGTGGATTGGGGACTAATTTAGGTACAGGGGTTATCAACCAAATTGGTACGATAAATTTTGCGGTTAATGGGCCAAATCAATCAATTAATAGTTCGGTTATTAATAGTATGTCTTGTACCAATGTTACCGCAGCTGTTGGAGGTGCTAATGTACCAACAATTGAAGAGGTTAGAAATTTAATTGGATTTAATTTCTCTTCTCAAAATAGAGCGGTAACAATTAATGATTATAACTCAATTTTGAGAAAAATGCCGTCTCAGTTTGGAGCACCGGCTAAAGTTGCAATAACTGAAGAGGATAATAAAATTAAAGTTAAAATGTTAACGTTTGATGACGAAGGTAAATTAGATTCAAATTTAACAAGTAGTTTAAAAACAAATGTGTCAAATTATCTCTCAAATTATCGAATGATTAATGATTATATTTCAGTTGAAAGTGCTGAGGTTATTGATTTAAAAATTGATA